AGTGCACGGATAACTTTCCGGATGTTATTTTTGTCGAAAATATACAGCACGAGGTCACGGAAGATCGGAGGTGTGACGAACTGAGCAATGTTCTTAGTGTGTTAAAACGTCACGCGCTGATACACGATCAGATAATTTTTGTTTCATCGCACTTGTCGCGAGATATTTGGAACCGACCAAGCCATAGACCTCTGCTGTGTGATCTGCGCGATTCTTCAGCGCTAGAATCCGTAGCCGATACCGTCATCCTGATGCACAGACGAGACTATTGGGATTCATTAGACAGGCCCGGTACAGCAGAATTGCTCATAAGAAAAAATCGTAGGGGCAAAAACGCTGATATCATACTTTCGTACGACGCAGGCAGTTCACGACTGTTAGATTTAGAGCCAAGCGCGATAGATGAGGATACACAACGACGACTAAGTGACGAGGCTTTTGAAGCTTTTTGTCCTGATTAGGATTGACAAATGAGCAAACTAAAACACAAATTCAATGCCAAAGCGGTCATCCGGCAGGGTAAGCGCTATGATTCAAAACTCGAAGGGCGCTATGCCGCGAAACTAGAGCTAGCCCAAAAGTCCGGTGAGCTACTCTTCTTTTTGCGACAAGTACCCTTCGACCTTCCCGGAGGAATCAAGTATAGAGCAGATTTTTTAGAATTCTGGCGAGATGGAAATGTCGTCGTGACGGACTGCAAAGGCATGGAAACCCAAATGTTCAAGCTGAAGAAAGCTCAGCTTGAGGAACTGTATCCCTTTGAGCTAAACATAGTGAAAGAGGCTTAACCTGTGGGGTTGCCGTGGACAGCTACAAGCTCAGCAAGTCGGAGGTACACCAGTTACTCAAAGACTGGTACGACGAAGAGTTGCTTTCAAATTTCTATAAACAACTGGGCGGGTGCGTCGAGGATCTTGAGGATATCATTCAGCTTTCTCGAGAGGATGACACGCGAACGAAGGTTCACGTCTTGCGCTTCGCGCTCAAATTCGGCACGCTTGTCCTTGATAACTACGAACCAATATTTGACACGCTAATACTGATAACCGATCTTATAAAACGCGACTGCGACGACAGTTAACCAAAGAGGGAGTAAATAATGGCTAAGTCTCCAGCGTGGCAGCGCAAAGAAGGTAAAAACCCCAAAGGTGGACTGAACGCAAAAGGTAGAGCGAGCGCCAAAAAGCAAGGGATGAATCTCAAGCCGCCCGTGTCAAAAAAACAGGCCGCTAAAAGCGAGACCGCAGCTAAGCGTCGCAAATCATTTTGTGCACGCAGCGAAGGCCAGCAGAAGAAACATAACATTGACTGTCGTAAGACACCAAAAAAACGAATTTGTAAGGCGCAAAAACGGTGGGATTGTGATTAGCAGAGCCATACAATTTGCAGCAGAGTGAAATGAGAAACATAAAAATAGCCAGCACAGCCAGATGTCAAATGACCATCAAATAAAAATCGTCTATGAAAATGGCGAGATCATGAAGCTTATCATCCCCGATGATCAAATGAATGACTTTTGTCAGTCTATCACCAATGGGATCATTTGGTACAATCATGAAATGCAGGAAGGAATTTGGATTAACATTGCCAAAGTTAGGTATCTAAGTGTTAGAAAATATCAAGTGGTCAGTCGAAATACGGGTGACTAGCCAACTCATTCCCAACCCTAAGAATCCGCGGCAAATTGATGCGACGCGCTACAAACAACTAGCTGAGTGCATCCGCGAATTTGGTTTGATCGACAAGCCTTCGATCAACTTAGACAACATGATCATTACGGGACATCAGCGCTTTTACATTATGCAAGCATGGGGTGTAGAGCGCATTCCCTGTATGGTACCTGATCGGATGCTGACGGAGGCGGAGATCGACGCTCTATGCATTAAACATAACTTGCTGCAGGGCGAGTTTGATTTTGACATTCTAGCAAACGAGTGGGAATTAGACGCGCTCATTGAGTATGGTTTTGACCCAAAAGAGCTTGGTGTAGAGATTAGTCCTAAGAAAACACCAAAAGCGCAGATTGTATTTGAGTTCACAGACAAAGAAACGATGCTGGGTGCGCTGGAAAAGCTTGAATCCGTTAATGGTGAGTTAGGTGCCACTATGAAGGTGCGCGGTTAGCAACACGATATGTCGATTTTGTGTGCATAATGGCCGTATCATGCATAAAAATGGCTGAAAAATGGACATGACTGAATATGGGACACATACCAATTGCTCAGAAGCTAGATGACGATCAGGTAGAAAAGCTGGCCCGCAAGGGCATGCCTATGAGTGAAATTGATAACTTGTTTGGTGTAAAACGGGGCACTGTCAATGAAAACTACAGCGAAGCTTACAATCGCGGTTCGGCTCAAGTGAATCTCAGCCTAAGACAGACGCAGCTTGAAAAGGCACTCGTGCACAAGGACACCACTATGCTCGTTCATTTAGGCAAGCATATGCTGGGTCAGACAGACAAGCAAAAGCTTGAGCACTCGGGAGGTGCACAGATCCAAGTGCAGTGGTTTGGGGAAAAAGAGCCCGAGGTCTATGACAGCTCGGATTCCTGATCTAACGCCCCGCGACTATCAAATTCCATTCTTCAAAGCGATGGACAACGGGTGCAAAAGAGCCGTACTTGTCTGGCATCGTCGCGCCGGGAAGGAGATCACTTGTTGGAACTACATGATTCGACAGGCTTTTTTCCATCGGAAAGGCACCTACTGCTATTTTTTTCCTACGACCCGACTTGGGCGACGGATTCTTTGGGATGGCTCCAACAAAGACGGAAAGAACTTCTTGTCGTACATCCCGCCTCAGATCCTAGAGAGCGCTAACTCCGTTGAGATGAAAATCACCCTGACAAACGGAAGCGTTATCCAGATTGTTGGTACCGACCACATTGAAAACGTCGGCATCAACCCCGTTGGCTGTGTGTACTCTGAGTATTCTCTCCAGAGCCCCAATGCTTGGACGTTCACACGGCCCATTTTGCGGGAAAACGGTGGCTGGGCGGTGTTTAATTTTACCCCGCGCGGCAAGAACCATGCTTATGACCTCTATCAGATGGCCAAACACAATGAGGATTGGTATTGCTCAAAGCTATCTGTTGAGAATACTGGCATCCTGAGCGCTGAAGACATTGTCAAAGAGCGCGAAGAGGGGATGTCTGAAGACAAGATCCAACAGGAGTACTTTTGCAACTTCGATCGTGGTGTTGAAGGTGCCTACTATGCTCAATTACTCACTCAGGCAGAAAAAGATGGACGCATCGGAAATGTGCCCTACGATCCGTCGGTTCCAGTCAACACTCACTGGGATCTGGGGGTTGATGACAGCACAGCTATCATATTCTATCAATCATGCGGTAATGAGATTCATATCATCGACACCTATGAAGCGCACGGCGAGGGCTTGCAACATTATGCCCGAGTGCTTAAGCAGAAGGCAGAGGAGAACTGTTGGGTGTACGGTACGCATTTTGGGCCACATGATCTACGCGTAAGAGAGCTGGGGAGCGGCGCAAGAAGTCGCTTGGAAATTGCGCGCGATTTAGGTATAAAATTCGAAATTGTTCCAAACATACCGATAAGTGACGGGATAGAACATGGACGCAATCTATGGCCACGCTTGTGGATAGATCGTAAAAAGTGCTTAAGATTTATAAAGGCTGCTGAAAATTATCACCGTCAATACAATGAAAAATTAAACGTATACAGCGAAAGACCAGTGCATGACTGGAGCTCGCATTTCATGGACGCATACAGGTATCTCGCAGTGTCCATGCAAAGAAATCGAAATCAACTCCGCATGACTGAAGAAGATGCGGCAGCGATGGAGATGGCGTATTACAAGAGATACTAGCGCCTAAATTAGGCGCGCGGGGGACTGATCATCCTTGCCGGACCACCATCCGGACCGCGCATCCTTTTCCTGGTGGGGAAAAGACACTGAAAACAGTGACAACCACTGGATTGGGATGGCGGAAACAGATCGCGACATTCTCGAGCTCTTTGATGAGAACTACAACACAGCGTGGCAGGCGTGGGATCCCTTCTTTCCGGAAGCGGAAATGGATATGCGCTTTTTTCTCGGCGACCAATGGGACGAATCCGAAAAGCGTTTGCTACATGACGAAGGGCGATCTACGTTTGTCTTTAATCGCGTTCGTCGTGTCATCAACCTTGTCACTGGCTATCAGAGAAAGAATCGACTGTCGAGCGTGGTGACACCTCTTGAGGACTCAGATCAGAAAACTGCTGATCAGCTCAGCCAACTGTTGATCTATGCTATGGGCGCTGATGATGCTTATGGCGTGATCAGTGATTGTTTTGGAGGTGCTCTGAAAACAGGGTGGAACCTTGCGGGTTTACATCTTGATTATCGAGATGACCCAATCAATGGTGACTTGCGCTTTACCCGAGAACCATGGAATGGATTCATCGTTGATCCATACTTCACCAAGATGGACTTTAGCGATTGCTCCTACATACTTCGCCGAAAGTACCTACCTGTAGATCTTGTAGCTTCAATGCTTCCTGGTCAGGAACGTGAGGTCTACGACCTAGCTGCTCACGGTTGGGAGCGCGACGACAAATTTACTTGGCTACCCTACCAGCGCCAAGGAAGTGGTAAGGACTACATGTCCTACTCGGAAATGTGGCGTTTGCGTTGGAAAAACCAGCCCGTCATCGTGGACATGGAGACTGGTCAGTATGCTGACTGGGAAGGTGATCGCGAAGATTTTGAGCGCTTGCGTTTGATTCAGCCGACATACGAGCTAATCAATCGTCAAAAGCAATACGTGCAACTCGACGTCATCGTCAATGATTACGTTATTAAGAAAGAGATCGACCCCTACGGACTAAACGAATACCCCTTTGTTCCATTTGTCGCGATATTTGAGCCTGAAAGCGATCAGTGGGGTCTAAAGGTTCAGTCTTTAATTCGTGCAATGCGCGACCCGCAGCGGGAAACAAATCGTCGTCGCTCACAAATGGTAGATATCCTGGATTCACAGATCAATTCCGGATGGATTGCTACTGAAGGCGCGGTTATCAACCCACGCAGCTTATTTCAAAACTCACAGGGAAAAGTTGTCTGGCGTAATGCCGACGCGCCCCCTGGAGCTATCGAAAAAATTCAACCGGCACAAATCCCCCCGTCTATGTTCCAGCTGCAACAGCAGTTTGACAATGACATCACTGAGATTGCCGGTGTGAACGATGCCGCGTTTGGACAGATTGAGTCTGCTAACGAGTCTGGTGTCATGCAGATGCTTAGACAGGGCGCAGCTATCACCAATTTGCAGGATGTATTTGATAGATTACGTCAATCTCAGCAGGCGCTGTCTCGAAAAGCTCTGAAGCTCATCCAAACGTGGTCGCCATCGAAAGTACAGCGAATTATCAATGAGCAGCCGACACAAGAGTTCTACGACCAGCGATTCACCAAGTACGATTGTGCTGTTCAAGAGGGTGTCCTCACGGATACACAGCGTCAGATGTTCTTCAGACAGCTTGTCGATCTCCAAGCCATTGGAGTGCCAGTGCCACCAACATTACTCACCAAGGCAGCGCCGCTCCAAGGTAAGAGCGAATACAACGAAGCTATCGAGCAAATGGAACAGCAGCAAGCACAGCAAGCACAGCAGCAACAGCAAGTGCAAGAGGGTCTTATTGCTGCTCAAACCGATCTTGCAAAATCCCGCAGCCTAGAGCAAGTCGCCGGAGCTAAGGAACGATTCACGAGAAGTGTTGCGAACTTAGGTCTCGAAGACGAGAGAAATGCTCAGGCCGTCGAAAACAGAGCCGATGCAGCTTACAAGCGTGCACAGACAGCCGCGGAGATCGAAAAACTGGGTCTCATTAATGCAGGCACTTATCTGGACATCGCAGAGCGCCTAGACAGGCTCGAAAAAGAGCGTTCTCAAGAGCTAAAGCAAGAGGACGTGGAGATATCGGCAGTGGCAGAGCAGGTGCAACAGCCACTTCCATCAGAACAACAACCCATGGAGCAATCCGATGAAAATGTACGGTAAAGACGGCGGCATGGACCACAAGCCCAAAGCCGCTAACGAGCGTTACATGCCCAAGGGCATGAAAGGCAAGATGATGGGCCATGCAAATGCGCCTCAGTCTATCAAGATTCTATTTGGCGAAGGGTACAAAGGCCAAAAGATGCGTGAAGGCAACAAAGGCTACCCAAATCAGGCTTTCGACTACAAATACTAAGGAAATCCAATGGCACAAGAGTTAGGTGAGACCACCCAAGCGATGATCGAAAGCGACCTGAAGGATATTGAAGATATCCTGAACCGTCGACCCAACGACACGTTTTGGATTGTGGTGCATCACAAACCAATTCCAAAGGACCGACTATCTCTCACCACTGGTGAGCAAGTAATTATGCGCGTGGTCAAAGACTACGACACAAAGCCTTCATCTCAGCTGGGGACGATCATACATACCGTCAAAAACGGTGAGATCGTCGACACAGAGGTGAATCTACACGATGCCCCCATTGACTGGGCGACTGTTGCACATTTGGCTGGCGATGACGCTACGCCGTTTGTGCAAAATCGACCCGATCTTAAGGGATCATATCTGTATAACCAATAGTGCCGCCGACTAACGGGCGAGGTGATGATGACAGAAGAACACATCGAATCGGGCGATATACAGCAGGAGGCCGCCGCTCCAACAGAAGCGATGCAAGAACAGGTTGAGTCGCAAGAGCAACAGCAGGACTATGTTCCCGTTAGTGCCTTGCAGGCAGAACGCCGTGAGCGTCAGCAGATGGCTGACAAGCTGAAAATGCTTGAGGATCACTTTGCATTGATGCAACAGCAAACACAGGCTGCTCCGCAAAAACAAGAAGATGATCTTGGCCTCACTGATGAGGATGTCCTCACTGTTGGAGAGTTCAAGAAGGTTCTTCAGAAAGAGCGTAGTAGTTACCAAACTGAGCTTGCTGAGCTGAAAGTGCAGCGTAAGTATCCAGATTACGAAGAGGTAGTCACCAAGCACCTTCCAGAGGTGCTGAAGGACAACCCAAGTCTCAGGACCACCTTGCAAAATGATCCAAATCGCTATGAGTTAGCTTACTTTTTGGCAAAGCGCAGTAATAGTTATACCGAAAGCACCAAACAGGCGAAGAAATCTCAGGATGCTGAGAGAGCTGTGCAGAA